GAGCTTCTTCGAGCTTAGACCGAACAGCTTCGACAGCACGACCTAAACGATTGAATGACTCCCCACCAATTGCACGGTTATCGAAACCGGCTTGAAGTTTCTTTAGGGAATCCTCGAGTTCTTTGATCGTTGTGGTCGAGGCTTTCGCGACACGCTGATCAACGGTTAGGGCCGCGTTTATCGCAGCTCCAATTGGCCTAATCGTAGAAGAAAAACTTTTACGTGGGCGGAGAAGTCATCTATTTGAGCTTTTGACTCTTTGATGCCTCCAACTTGAATCCCGAATTTTAATAAACCGTCCTTGATTCCCATAATTTACTTATTTGATTTAAGATCTTCCATCTTTTGTTTGAATTCTGTCTTCATGGCTTCCCAGTTTGCCATGTTCTTATTCCGATACTTATCGATGATCTTCTGCTTTTCCTCTTTTGTCTTCCTACTCCAAGGGACTATCGGTGACCAACCGACCTTTATATCCTGAATCTGTTTTTCCAATTCTGCTGCGAAAGGTTCGATATGTTTTATAATCTCTGGATTTATCATCTTGATTCTGTGAACCCACAACAGATCTTCTTCAAGCTCAAGGACCCGAATTGCCAAAAGATTTGAGGACAGAGTGTGATAATCCATGCCCTTGATTTCAGAATCTGTAAACCCCTGCTTCCGAAGCATAAGTTTTGCGATGACAAATTCAGAGTCCGAATCTACTTTTTTTCGGGATCAGTCCTCCTCGGAGTTGCGATTTCGAGTCTGCCTAAAAAAGATAGGTAGTTCGAATAATTCGGATATTGAAAAGGGATAACGTCCAGGATCGCGACGTATTCATCTGCGTTACTTACGAGCGCGTAGAATTTCGATCTCAGGATTTTCTCGTACTCCCCTCTCAGTCGAATCGTTTCATTTTGCCCTTTGAGCCACTCCTCCCGTAGTGGTTCCGGAACAAGATTATAAAAGTTCGCGGCGAAATCCTGCAAGTTAATCGCTGCGTCCCCGAGATTCTTGTTATATTCTTCGCAGAGACGTTGAAATTCGTTCGTTGTAATATTGAACCATTCAACATGATCATTTTCAATCGCGACCATACGTTTATTGATCTCGGATAGACGTGTGTGAAGACCGATCGTCGAACTATTTATTGGAAGCGTAACTGTAACCGGTCTTCCGTCTTCATGCTCAAGTCCCGGAATAACGACCTCACAGTCGTTACCCCTATTGAATTTTTCGAGTAGCTCGTTAGGTAACATCGAGATCACCCATATACCACGCGAGTGGATAGCCTGCGAATAGGAGATCCTTGGAAACGAAGCATTCCCATTTGATTTCCAAAACGGCACCAACTTCTCCATCCATCCCTTGTTTAAACTCTGTGTAGCAGAGTGCGTTCGGGATGATAATTTTGTCCATCGGATCAAGTGAACGCACTTCCGGTGCGATCAACGCTGTCAGTTCCAATTGCTGACCACGGCCCGAAGCCAAGTCATTCCACATGTATTCCTTCCACATCGGAACGGTCCGAGCGGCACCCTTGATATTCCCGGTAGTCTGATCGTAGTTGATAAAGAATCCTGGAATTACTTTCGCAGTCCTCTCGGCTACTGGCTCAACAAGTTTTGCGGATACGGTTAGCATATAAGAATTTAAAAGCTTCTTGTACGCTTGATTCCCGCGTTGAGACGCCTTAAACTCAGCGTAACCGATAGACTCTTCCATTTTCGCTTCAAGCGTGAGTCCCATATACATTTGAAGCGCACGCTTGTAGATGCCGTTGGTGATCGCTGTTGTAATCGGTTCCTTGATCGTCATAGCACCGCTTCCGGTGATTGACTCGATTTGAGACGGGGGAATGTTCGGACTAAGATTTAGAAAATCTCCTGACTTCAGTTGTGTGAAGTCGGCACCCCCACTTCCAATTACATTTCTAGAATTCGCTGCAACTGAAATCGCTCCCAGAAGAGCAGGAACCTTGTCATAAGGAGCACCGTAATCGATATCAACTGGAATCAGTCCGCCGTCTGGTCTCCCGACTGCGGTAGAACCATTTGGTCTAATAAGAGTAATCATTATTCTCCCCCTTCCTTCTGAAGTGTCTTACTGCGCGGTGTTTCCGCAATTTGCGGACGTGTCGGTTCTACAAAGCGACTATACGCCCTGTCTTTTAATAGTTCCTCGACCTTGCTTTCGGGAACACGAACGGTTACTTTCCCGTTTTGCGTCTCCCTGAAGAGTCGAATCATTTTTTCTTCTATCATCATTCCTCCTACTGAATAAAAAAAGATGCGTTGTATCTGTATTCACCGTTCAGAACGTTTCCGATCATACGGACGTTGTTTCCGAAAATTTTACGAATTGTAATCGGGTTAAAGTCTGCGGCTGTTTTCCCTTCCGGAAGTTCAGTTGGAATAGGGAGGGACAGATTCACTCTACCCCGGAGTTTTCTGAATATGTCTAGGGCAATTTTTTTAGATCGAGGTAAGGTCTTTGCGATGACCATAAAATCGATTTGTGTTTTTCCAAAAGGATCGCTTTCCGTAAATCCATTATGAATTACTAAAATAGATTCGGCCTGGTCCTTAGGGATCTGAATGAAAGGTTGAATAAGGTTTGCATATTCGGCGAACATAGAATCCGCCTGCATCCAAGGAACTATAAACTCAACAATGTATTCACTCGTATAGATGTCCGCTTGATTCACGATATGAACTCCTTCATATTGTCTTTGATATGATCATTTAGTTCCTCAAGGATCTCCTCGGCGTTGACCGGTTCTGTGAGTTTATCAACCCAACCCGGTCCGGTTCCTGGTTTCCTTCCGGTAAGTTGAATAACCCGGCCATCCTCTAAAGTTCTCTTCCCCGCTTCTGGGTGGCCGCATACGGCGCCTCGGGGATGTAAGTGGCCTCGAACTCGTTGAACCCAGTCACGGGGGGAAGTTTTGAACTGTCCTTTCCCTTTTGGTGAAACTATTTCCTCATCCGCAACAAGGTCCTTACCCACATAAACGGAATAAGCACCTTGCATGTAACCCGTATCGCGTTGTGGTCGAATGCCCGTAGTCTCTGAAGCGATTTTTGCGGGAATTCCAAGAATAACAGTCTTCAGCGCTTTGAGTATCGCTTCCCGGAGATTTTCGGAAACGGAATGGATCTTCTGGAAAAATCCGTCATCGTCAACTGACCACTCCTTTCCCATTATGCCTCCACCTCAATGTGATGAATCTCGCCATCCGCTCCGCGTGCGGGATACCAAGAAAGTATGGAAAGATGTCGCCCCTTTGTCTCAAATTCTTCCGGTGTGAGTCCTTGCGGCCATAGAATAAGATCACTCTGTTTGAAATCCTGATCCGGTTCAACAGTCAACGAGATTGTCGTGTAAACAACTCCGTTATCAGAATTCCGAATTTTGGTAACTGGCTTCCAATGTAAAACTTCGATCGTTTTTCTTTCCGATCGTTCGGGAACGAGTGCGCCATCCGCTTTGTTATAAACGGGTTTAAGGATTTCAATGGTGTTCATGCGGCCTTCCGATCAGGAATCGATTTACCATTTTTCTTAAACCACTGGTCGGCAAAGGCAACGCCTGCCTTGCTCGATATGAATTCGTAGAGCTTTCGGTTCGTGAAAATCCGCGGAAATCCGCGGTGACTACAACGTGGATGATAACCCGGACGATTTTTCTTATCGTACAGTTCGCAAACACCGGCTGCCGCAAGTTCTGGATCGGTTGTGTAAGTCTGATCTTCGTGCGGCTGACAAACTTCAGCGGTGGATTTGTGTCCGGGAACGAGGTAAAAAACAATTCCAGCCCGCTGTCCCTCTTCCAATGAGGCGGTCACTTGGCTGTCTGTAATTCGGGAACGGGTTACGAGATCCGAATAGGTATCTACCTTGAAATTCATCTCATTGCCGTTCTTATCGATGATTTGGATGTATTTTTTATCTAAAAGTTTGGAGTTGATTTTCTCTAATCGTTCGAACTCTCTCTTTCCAATTTTATTCTGAAAGAATTCTCTCGTGTCTCGATCTCTGGCGGAAAAAACTCGTGAGGTGACGCTCTTTGAATTATCCGCGTTTTCCAAAAGTTTGATGATTGCTTTCTTTGGTTCAAGGGGCGTTCCGGTTCGAAGAAGTCCTTTCGCTACGGCCTCTGAAATTTGCGATTCCGTAAGGAATCCTTGCTTCGAGAGGTTATAGTAATTTCGAAACATCGTCTTGGATTGGTCGACAGCGATACGAAAATCGTTTGCTGCGTCTCTTACGAGGACCGATACGGCCTTTGTATCGATGAGTCCTCCTGTAAGATTGATTCCGGATTCCAAAAGAAATTGATCATAGATATTTATTCCAAATCGATACGTCTGATTGATAATCGGCCCGATTCCGGAGTAGAAAGTTTCCAAGAGTTCGTCGTAGAGAGAAAGAATGTTCTTATACCTACGTTCGATAAAAGAAATGTATTCCGTTTGTTCCGGAACGATTGCAGCAAAGTGGCTCGTTGTCCGTTTTACATAAGCTTGCATGGCCTCATCGAGCCGGGATTGTACGTCGAGTAAAATGGCTTTCATCATCTCGACTTGGCGCTCGCTCATCTCTCGCAATGCCTTTTCGTGCGTATCCAAATTCTTATCTCCTCTGTAAAGATACGCACCGAAGAGCCCCCTCTTTTTTGAGGATGTTGAAAACGGATTCCGGAATATCCATCTGGGCTCCGGTAGTGTAAGTATAGCTCATGTCAGCGATAGAATACGAGGCAACGCCGTTTGCACGGTTTTCCGTATGAATGTCTCTATGTTTTCTAAAAATTTCCAAAGCGAAAATTATTTGCGCTTTTTTTAATGTTTCTTCTGAAACGCTGTTATATGAAAAGGCCGTTGACGCCAACAATCTTTCATTAGCCGTAAACAATGATTCTCGTTTACGTTGGTAAAGTTTTTTAAGAGTGTCAATATTTGCCGTTGGAATTTTACGGAATCGGACTGGTTCAATCAGATCAAATTCTAAAGGATAAATTGTCGCATGAGAAGAATCGACTACAGATGTGACGGCTACGATTTGATAATCAATGTCGAGCGTATCCCCTGTGATGAGACCTGAAATGGTATCGGTGAAATCGGTATCGATTCCTATGAGTTCCATTCCGGTTGCAACAACCTTACCCGGTAGAACAAACGAATCCCGATCCACATCCCTCCAACGTTCTGCGCCTGCATAGAATTGTAAGAAATCATCTGCTTCTTTGATTGTAACCAATCCGATTCGCATAGCGACTACCGTTGAATACTTCCGGTTTCGGAATCTTGGGATTGTTCTTCGGATGGATCAAGATCCACTCCTTCAGGTGGAACATCCTCCTGATCGGTGACTTGACCTCTCGCATCTTTTGAAGATTTAGATGCCCTTCCATTTGCATCTCTCTTTTTCTCTGAAGATTTGTTATGCAGGTAATGGTCTTCGATATCCTTCGCGTTTATCAGGGCGGTTTCAAGATCCACTCCTTCAGGTGGAAGGTAACCATTTTCCAGGTGCCAACGTACTCGATGAGGGAGGCATTGGACAGGGAAGATTCCCTTTGATGTTTGTTTTCTAAGTGTAACGTAATCCATATGTTTGCCTAACCGGGAATTTCTTCCCGGATTTTTATTTCTTATCCTAGAAGTCTCGCCGCTAGTTCAGGTCTTAGGGTTGCGAATCCATAAAGAATGTCGAATCGCCAGAAACGAGTTGCCTTACCCGATTCTCGCCACGTTTCAACTCTGAGTGGAATGTTAGAAATAGGATCCTTGGCAACAGCAATTGTTGAACTTTCGGATTCCTCTTCTTTAAGAGACCTAATCACCAAACAAAATGCATCCTTATGAAAGGCTAGGTTTGGAGTGTGGCTACCGATTACATTGATTGATGCATTATCCGCAATTCCTCCAACAGGAGCGGGAGGATAGAATCGAACTCCATTGAATACGCCTGCTCCATTTGCAGTAATATCCTGAGTAACGACGAATTGATAACTTCCGATCGTAAAAAGATCTCCTTTTTTAAAAGTTTGGCCTCCGCCAACTCCATCAATATTCATGACGGTCTCACTTTGTGCGACTGCTCCAGCAACCTGAGCAGACCCGGTTGCGGTTCCCTTTGTATGGAATGGAATGAGCTGATCAGAGTAGGTATCAAACCCGAATTTCCTTCCTATCGACGCTTCTTTTAAAGCATTCGTTTCTCCGGTCTTTTCTACGTCCTTAAAGATACCAAGAAAATTAGCTTCTGCTTCTACATCGAGGACCAATTTCCGACTGTCCTGTGGAACGAGATTCTTTTGAAGCATCTTTCGAACATCTATAATTGAGTCTGCTGTGTTAGGGGTAGTTCCAGCCACGCCCGAGAAATACGGAATATCTTTGTATAGAGATAGGAGAGACATATCGATATCGTTTGCTAATGATTTGATAGCTCCCTCAACTGCAGAAGGTACAATTGAATCAGAGAGCGAATCCATCATCTCCTTGTCGTCCATCTGGAATTGTTTATATTTCCAATGATCTAGTTTTACATCAGCGTATGGATCATCGAGATCTGTAGAGGTAGAACCTGTTGCCGTATTCATGCTTTGCGCTAGACCTAGGTTTTGTGGCAACGGGACTCGGATTGTATCGCCCTTCGTCTTTGCCGCATCATCAAGATCCCTGCGAACTAGCGCAGGCATTTGTAAACTCTCTCTCAATACAGGTAACACCTGTGGTAAGAGATAAGTCTGAATCATGTTGAGAAGTGTATTAGCCATTATTTTCTCCTTTAGGCTGATTTAACAATGTACTCACCGGACTTGGCCTTGCGCATCATTTCCTTGCGCTCCGCTGTGTCCTTTGCCTTTGAAAATTCGTTTTGCCATTCTGCTGGTGTAAAAACTCTTACCCCACCTGGTCCGGCTTTACCGCCGGAAGGCGTTCCGGCTCCTGGTTGAAGACTGTTTTCGAGTAAGTTTGCATTTTCTGGAAGGGCTAGATATTTTTTAACCGCTTCTATTGGATCATACTCTAGAACTCCGTTGCCATCAAGATCCATGTTCAGCACAACTCTAAACTTACCGTCCGATTCTTCTAAAACTTTAGGCTGTCCATTTAAAGATAGTAGTTGAAGAGCTTTTGTCGGCCCGCCATACAACTTGTAACCAGAAAGAGCAGTGTTTAACGCTGCCGTAATGGCGTTCTCCCGAAAGAGCGTTTCATAACGTAGAGACTTCTTAGTTTCTGAATCGTGGGAACTTCTAAGTTTTGATAACTCAGCGTTCAATTTTGCTGTCTCTTGTTCTTTTGCTGGCAACTTCTGAAATTCAAGTTCCTGCAATTTTTCCCTAAGCTCTTGAACCTCTGGTCCATTTGAGCTAGCCACAGTTTCTTTAAGAACTTTCAGGTCACTGTTCGCTGTTCTAAGATCACGATTTAGATTTCCAAAAATCTGACTAACGGCCTTTGGCACCTTATGAACTGTTCCATTGATACTTAGATCGACGAGTTCGTCCGATACGCCACTGGCTCCGCCACCCTCACCCCTCCCTGGATCACCACCTGTTTCCTCTGTCATGGGAATGCGTTTAAAAGATTCTACAAACATACTTACTCCTATCTCGGTCTTTAACCGTTTGCGCTGTTATCGGGATCGCGCCCGTTGTTGGATTTTGTTCCTTTTTCGGTGGAACTACCGTTGGTTATTTTTGCCTCATTGTCGGAAGAGACGGCCGTATTATTGCTTTGATCGATTGCCTTCTGTATAAAACTCGGAAGTTCGTTTTCATCCGTAGAATCAATGTCATCATAAATTTCATTTCTTTCAAATTCCGAAAGACCAGGGAAGGCCCTCCTTACAACTTCTTTTGCAACGAGCTTTTTAACTGTCGTATATTTAAGTGTATCAAAAATATCTAATAGAGTTTTTACGGCCGTATCAAGATCGATAGTCTCAAATTTTTTTGGATATACTATTTTGATTTTGGATGGATCTATATCTTCACCGTGCCAAAGAGAGATTAACCTAAAACATTCTTTTTCTGTTTTTTCAAGGCGTGTTGCACCGGATAAAAGAAATGCTTTCGCTACACGGTACTCTAAGTTCTTTGCAACACCCGATTGAACTCCGGACTTCTCCTCGTCTTTATCGAGGCCGACCTTTTGAAGAATTTTCTTTGCATAACGGTCTATTGTCTCGCCTATCTGTGCAAGTTCATCAACCCCAGGACCTTTAAAACTTGGCTCGTGACTGGAAGCGGGATCATAGGTTAGACAATCAAGATTCCCGATACCTCGTTTTTCTAATTCGTCTGGAATTTTTCCAGGGTAGGTTAGAATCTTGAAAGCGTTTGAGTATATAATCTCGTCCTCAATAGATAGGTAGTTGTAAATTTTCTTATCCATCAAAGCAATATCTTCAAATAATGTCTGATTGATAATTGATTTTGTATTATCGGACCAACTTATAAATAAGATAGGAACTCGTTTTAGAGGATGTTTTTGTATTTCGGAGGCGTTTATGTTGCCTTTATTATCTATGGTAAAGACTTGATAGTATTCAGTAGTCCAAAGTCTGTATTCCTTGATTGTTTCACGTTTATGGAAAGGGTTTGAATCTTTTTCGTAGGTATTATCTAGAAGTACCCATTCCAAAATACCGTTTTCATCAAGTGCAAAATCACGAATTTTGTTTAGTTCATAAAGAACCAGATAGGGGCGAAGATCAGCCGATTCTTGATCGGCCTTAGTTTTGATTTCCTCTGGATTGAATGACGGCGAGTCGACAAGAATTGCACAGGTGTTTAATAAAGACTTTGTTGCAACCTCTTGAAAAAATTCCTGAAAACTTTGCCTCTTGTTTGCGGCCTCTATGTATGATTTTAAATTCTCTGGAAGGTCTCGGGTTGGATTTGCATCAAATAACAACCCGATAAGAGTTTCGACAATTGGAGCCGTATGATTTAAAAACACGGATCGTGATTTGCGAGCATCATAGGTTGGACTATTTTCTTTAGGGTACTTAAAAAGATGGTCTTTTTTAATGTATGCAATGCCGCCATAAAACGAATCGATTATAAGATTATATGCATCCAGACGGGCATTAATCTCCGGATGTATCCTGGTTATAATTTCTTTATATGGGCTTTCTGTAGACATTGTGGTCCATTTTTACCCCTTTATCGTTGAAGAGTCCAACGCATGACGGCCGTTAAAACCGTCATTTTTAACAGTAGTTTTTTTGTGGGAAACGATCGAGAATTTTTATCTCGCAAAATGAGCTTGTGCAACGAATGTCTTTTCGATCGACATATAGTAAACGCCAGACCCAGCATCGATGATGTCATCGTGGCCTTTTCCATCTCCAACAAAGTTGTGAAGCGTGTTTAGAATTACTTCTATACTTGTATTCGGACTATTTACGATCACTACTTTTCCGATACCGGCAAGGCCGGCCCAAGGGAGCGCGCGCGACAGTTTGTCTCCGTTCGCGGGATAGGACGCACACTCTACTCCAATTTCTGCAAGTAACGTTATAATGTCTTCGGCGGCACCTTTTCCGGTTGCACCCGGTTCTTTTTCGACTCCGACTTTGACTTTTCCGTATTTTGAATATTGAATCTTGTCAAGTTCAGATTCTCTTTGAATCCACTTCTTTACTTCGTGCCAAGCGAGTCGGTTCTGATCGAACTTCAAATAGAGAATTCCTTCTTTCATTCCTCCGACTGCTGTCGCCGTAAAATCGGGGTTGTCTTTATTTGTTTTCTTAACGGTTGCAGCTAAATCCCAGAAACGAAAGAGCCGTATGTCACTTGGAAACTCGGGTGCGTGTCCGAACCAGTGTCGGTTGAACACTTTTCCCGCAACTGGCCGGGCATTCCAGTTTCCATCAAGATACCGTTCCCTCTCGTAGTCGGCCATCGACTTGAGATTAGCGAGATACCCCGGATTTTTTTCTAAAAGGATCTTGTTATCATATACGGAAGACCTAATAAATGTGACGGAACGAATGTCGGATTCCGTAAAATCGGGAAAAGAGTGAGTGAGTTCATTTTTAGAATTAGCAAAATAGAATTCGTTTTTAACTCGGAGAAAATACCGGATTTTTCCATCTTTTTCCGGGACCGGAAGACCGGTGTCTCGATCAATCCACCAATCGAGAAATCTCCGGATCCAAGAGTCTGGATCGGGGTTACAAGTTGCCCGAACGTAAGGAAGGACACCGCTTCCCGATCGGTTCCGAGATCCCATGAAGAAAAAAGTATCTTCACTGAACTGGTTACACTCATCGAAATAGAAACCTGCAACCTGAGATCCTTCCCAACTGAATTTTGTTTTCTCAAGTTGGAGGTGATGGTATTGTATGCTTGCCTTCTGTATTCGGTATTCAAGGGCCGGTGACTCTCGGGCAACCCCGCCTAAAAATGGATAAAGATTATTTGCTTCGTCCCAAAGCCCGCCGGGTTTTCGCAGGTCCGTTGAGTTCTTTCTAAAAAAAACCGCGTTAAATTTTGGGATATGGATGTAACGCAGAGGATCAATCGTAATTGCGTAACTCTTTCCACCTCCTTTGGCTCCTCCAAAAAAAGCAATGTCCGCAGAAGTTGAGAGAAATTTTACCTGCGGGCCTGGTTGCGGTTGTATGATCCGGGATTTACCCGTCACTCTTGGGACGTAGTTTCGTTTTTGTTTACATCTATCGGAGTTCTTCCGTTATCAGGAAGATATACCACAACCTGTTGAACTTCTTTCTCGACGGATAGTTTATCCTTTCTCCCCCACTCTTCCGGCCACCGGCGTTCCAAGATCCAAGCCTTCGCTTGCCACGAATCGGATTTCTGAATGTCGCTCAAGAGTTTGATTTTTGCGAGGGCTTCCTTTTCTCTGAGTTCCTGCACAAATTGCACATATTCTAAATTCTTCTTTTCGCTAGTGTCCGTTCCTTTTGCTTTCCATTGATAGAAAGCGCGTTCTGAGATCCCTGCAAGAGCACAGGAAGATTCGTAGGTATGGCCGTTTGAAATCGCGGCGAAGAACTTTTCTTTTACCTTCTCACTTAATTTAGAAGGTCTTCCACTTTGTTTACGCACATAAATCGTTTTCGTTTGTTTCTATCCATTCTTCACAAATCTCAATCATTTTAAGAAACGCTACGGAATGGTTTTTTACATTGAGCCGCCTTTTAACTTCGGTCATTGCCTCCACGAATCTTTCGAAGTCCCCTAACACAACTCTGTCCCTCTTTTCATCAATGAGTTTCTTTTCTAAAAGTTCTAATGTCTGGTCTATTTGCTTTAGATCCAAATCGCCGTAGAAAAGTCTTACTTCATTGAGCTTTATATCCGATTCGGAAATAGGAACGAGTTCCGGAATTTGGTAGTTAAGAAGAGACTGCTCATCAATCCCAGAATACGCTTTCCAATCCAGTTCTTTGATTTGAAGATAGAGGGCTTTGAGTATTCCTAAGTCGTCTTGTCCGGTGATCGAGTTGTGAGAAAGTTGAATTGCAAGCTCCCTTTCCGCATCAATGTCCTCGATATACAGAATTAAAATCGCTTCGAGCTTCGCTTTGATCGCTGCAGTAACTCTGTGATTCCCGGATATGATCTTGTACTTCTCTTCAATTTTAACCCCGAAAGGGAGTTGGGAAAGAAAGCCGTCCTTTTTTATATTCTCGACCAGACGATTCATCTGGTCCGGGGTCATATACCGAGCATTGACCGTTAAAAGTTCGCAATCCTTTATCGGATCCACCCAAGCGAGTCTGTAAGGTGCGATATAGGAATTTATTTCAGAAAGCTTTTGATTTACTTCTTCTTTGTTTGTAACCATTTTTTAAAAATTTCACTCAAGGATGCGTTTTTGAAATATTGCTGGTAAACCAGTTTTCCTTTCTTTCGTTCGGCCAGTTCGTACACTCCACGATATTTCATTGATACGGGGTGCGGAGTATACACGGAAGTCTTCACACCTTTATACGCAAAAATATACTGACTAAGAACGAAATTTTTTACTTCTTTAGAAAGTAATAACATGATTAGAAGTTTTGAAATCCTCTTCTCTCCTGTCTTCACCACAAAGTCGGAAGTAACAAAAACATGGTTCATACTGCTCATGAATTTTTTAAATCCAGCAAAACCGAAGACCTGTCCATCGGCGAGAAACGCAATTCCGAAATCCTCCTTGTCGGAGTAATTCACTTTCGAAGACATAAATATATGTTTGTAATGGAAAATAAAATCTGAAGCAACTTTCGCAATTTCGATTTTTTCATTTCCCGAAAACTGGAAATCGTTCGGAACAATCTTCAAGGTCGAGTTTTCGTTTCCAGGAGTAGGTGTAAAAAAGTAGGTTTTCCGGTCTTCAAGACTCGTATACAGCGTGATGTCTCTCTTATTGGAATATCTCACTACCCCTTTTTTAAATCTGCAAGCTCTGGAAAATCGATGTCTGAATAGATTACGGATTCTCTCGATTCCAAAAGGGAGAGATACGTTTTACCTGCATTCTTACTGTCGAAAAGATTGTAGATGGCTTTTTCATATTCGAAGATTTCCTCTACTGTATTGTAAATTTTTTCATAGCCGCCTTTGTAGGTAGGCGCAAAAAGAAAACTCACACCGTCGCAGTCCTGAACGTGTTTCAAAAAATCGCCGAAGTAAAAGGATTCGATTTTAAAATCAAACACTCCGCCGGATTCGAATTTTTTTAAGGTTCGATCGTAAAACTCATCCCCCTTTTCCAAATACGAATCCCACATTTCTTTTTGAAAATCGTTCTTACAAGGCCGGAATTTGGAAGTTTTCAAAACATACATCACTTCTACGAGTTTTCTGTATTTAGAATCTTTCGGCCACTTTTGAAAGACTGCGGAGTATGTAGGATCATTGCATTTTAAAGGAGTATCCTCGTTAAGGATAATGTCCGCAATGAGCTTTGAGTAAAGGGAGACATCGTTAGAGTGGACCTTGTATCCGAGTCCCGAAAGGATACGATCTGTTGTAAAATTGCCAGAACAACCCACGAAGATTTTTCGAGACTTAG